GGTTGGTTCTATGGCAGTCCCCTCAGACCACCTGGCATACCTCTATGAGGGTCCTTCGTTGGGTTCCCTAAAGACCCCAGCTTCTTTTTCAGGACAAGACAGCGCTAGTGCTAAGAGGGATTCAAGTCTCTCTATTTTGGCGCAAGAAGACTTTCCAGGTCAGGCTGAGATATCCGAACCAAAAAAAGAGACCCCAGAGTCACCTTTTAAGAAAACGGTTGATGACCTGTACACGACTCTTGTTAGAGAGGTGTCTCAAAGAGTTCGTAAAGACCTTGAGCAATCTGAAACAGAGAAGAGTAGAGAGGTTTTGGATGAGAACAAGTCCAATCAATCTCTAATTAAGTCAGCTCTTAGATTCCCCAAGTGGCAACAAAGAGCTAAGACAGTTTTGACCTCTGTTAAAAACCCACAACATGCACAAAGTGTGTTAGCTGGGCTGATTTTACACGACTTCGGCGGGTGGGAAGCTGTAGCAGCTGCTAATAGATTCTCGGGTCGTGAGATTCTTGTTATAGACCGACTCTTATCAAGGATGACTAAAAAGTCCTCCATGGCAGGGGACAGTAGATTGTACCGGGTTGTAATTGCTGTAGGTGGTACAGCCCCATACCCAGATGTAAATACATACCTAGCGACTTGTCGCGAGGTGATGAAAAGTGTTCCTACAGAGTCCGAAAGGGCTCAATTGATAGAAAAGGGTAAGTTGTTTGCCCTAGGACTCTGAGAAAGCTTTTATACGATCTAAGATCAAGAAAGGATCCCCTCCATCACTCGTGAGCGTACTACCTGGAACCGAAGTGAAATTGCCAAGGCCGCAAACCTCAAGGTTGCTGCTGACATCTACGATATGAATCAGGATCACCCACAACCTAAGCCTGACGCTTACGTTATCGGTGGCCCCTCTGAATTTGCAGAGGATGTTTCCCCCTCCAATTGGGAGTCGGAATATTCTGGTGGCCAAGTTAAGAGGAATGAAATTGGCATGCCTGAATTCAGATCCGAAACCTTCAACCACCCCGAGAAGACGGCTTCTGAGGAAGTTCTTACCAAGAAGGCTGCTCTCTGTGTAGCTATTAGTCGCTCAATTCTTAGTAAGACGGCTTCTGAGTCCCTTATTGAGGACCAAGCTCTTGACCTTATGAATCTCCCTGACAGTAGTGTGATGAGTATGTATACTCGTCTTGCTGCTGAACAAGAGGAAGAGTCTGACGAAGAGGAAGAGGAAGGTCAAGAGAAGCAAGCTGCTCAGGACCAAGAAGAGGAAGAGGAAGAGGGAGGTCAAGAGAAGCAAGCTGGCAAGATCCCTCCTCAGTTCCTTGAGAACATCAAGGAGAAGAAGGAAGAGGCTGCTGAGAAGAAGGAAGAGTCCAAGAAGGAAGCTTCGGAAGACCAGGAAGAGGAAGACCAGGGTCAGCAGAAGCAAGCTGCTCAGGACCAGATCTCGCAGCTCCAACAGCAGGCTGAGCAGATTCAACAGCAGATTGCTCAACTCCAACAGCAACAGGTTTCTGGGCAGCAGGTTCAGTCCCAGGCTCAGCAGATTGCACAGTGTGTGCAACAGGCTATTGCCCAAGGACAAGACCCAGCTCAGGCAGTTGCCCAGCTGCTTCAGCAGCCCCAACAGGTTGCCCAGCAGCCCCAACAGGTCAGTCAGGATTCCGAGTTGATTGATTCTATGTTGGCTCAGGATCAAATGGATCCCACAGCTGATATGGACATCCAGCTTGACACTCCCTCTATGGATGTAGGGGAAGTTCAAATGGACCAGAATGACCAGGTTCTTCAACAGCTCTTTGCTTCGAATCAAGAAGCTCAGGATGCTGAGGAAGCTCAAGAAGCTCAGGGACAAGAGAAGCAAGCTCATGCAGTTCGTACTGCAAGCACCCGTACTGTGGGAACTCGTCCCACTGCTGGTGTGAGTCGTATCGGCGGTGCCCCTACTAGTTCTAGTGGGTCAAAGTCGGACCTCTCTAGTCTTTGGAATTCGGATCCCGATGTTCGTGGCGCTTTTGGTATCCAGAATCGCTAATCTACTTATGAGGGGCACTCTTAGTGAGTGTCTCTCATAACAGACTTTCAACTCTTACGAGTTGCCTAGATTTAGATGTAGATGAAGAAACCCACTTTTCCGCTAAGGAGAATTCATTATGAGTATGCGCGGACAAAGCTCGGGAGACTTCAGGGAGACCAGTGGTCGAGTGCAGTTGTTCCATGTCGTTACCCGCAATAGCGTTGGTAGCCTTGCAGCAGATGCCTTCACCCAGGATAACCCCGTTGTCTACGCGGGCCCAATAGGCAAGTCTACTACCCTCACGGGGATCACTAAGAAGGGCGTTCTTGGTGGCTCAGTAGCCTTTACTCGCCCTCAGGCTGGCAACAACGTGGTTGGAGGTCCTGCTGTTACGGTTGGCCCCACCTTCCTCGCAGGTATCCGTCCCCTAGGCATCTTCATCAATGATGCTCTGGGCAATGCTTACGAGAACACCCCTGGAACGGCTTCGGGTCGTGGACCTTACGTCTCGGGCTCCGGCTCGTGCGTTGGGGTCACTATCTACGAAACCCACAAGATCCAGGATGATGGCGATGGTGATGCAGGAGATGCACTCACCTACGCCGCTGGTGACCTTCTGTACGCAAGTGCAAACGGTCTCATCACCAAGAACGTTGACGACGCCTATGAGACTCTGAACTCGGTCACTGCGACCATCATTGGAATTGTCAAGGCTGCTCCAGACGCTAACACCCCCATGCTCGTGCTGGACCTCAGGATCTGAGCAAGGCATTTAGAAAGGTAAAAAGGCACGAACATGGCAGTATCTAACGACGTCAAGCAACAGATCATCAGTGAATACATCAAGACCGCAGCTGGCCGTGCAAAGCTAGCTTCGTCGATGATTCAATCCCTTCGTTCTCGTCGAGACTACTCGGCCGTTGGTCGTAAGACCTTCTTGGTTGAGCAGCTTCCCGATGGGGCTCTCCCGATCTACGACAAGGATCCGGATGTAACCGCTTACGTGGTCGGCGAGGAAGGTGAGAACATTCTCGCCATCCAGAAGCCCCGTAGGGTTATCTTCCCCTTGTTTGAGATTGCCTCTAACCCTGAGATCCCCCTCACCCAGATCAAGGAGCGTCGTTTCGATCTAATCGAGCGTGCTCAGGATCTTGGTAAGGCTCAGATCCAGGCCGCTGAAGACGAAAGAGTCTTCGCAGTTCTCGACAGCATTGCTGTCTCGGGCTTCGATACTCTTGCCGGTCAGACTAACCCTGATATCAACGTGGTGGCTCCGGTCAGCCCAAGCGTCCTCGCAGACGCCTTTGCTGAGATTGAGCGACACGACCTTAGGGTTGCTCGGATATTTATGAACGCGGTGGATTATGCCGACATTCGTAAGTGGGGTCGTGACATCTTGGACATCGAGTCCCAAGCGGTCCTCCTCAAGACTGGTCTCCAAGCTACCGTTTGGGGTGCCCAAATTATTACGAGTCGTCTTGTTCCTGCTGGGTTCATCTACCTGTGTTGTGAGCCCGAGACGTTCGGCCGCATCCCAGTTAGGACAGAGCTAAGCTGTCTTTCGGCCGATGATCCCCGTGCTCGAACAATTGGGTTCAGCATATTCGAAAACTTAGGCGTTGGAAGTCACAACCCACGAGGGTTGTCTCGCCTGGTTGTCACTCGCGTTTGAGCCTAAATAGGCTAGTTTGAAGAAGGCCGGGTTTCCGAAAGGACTCCCGGCCTTCTCGTATTTAGGTCTCCATTTTCACCCGACTTGTCCAAATCTCGAATATAGTGGGGACAGTCATTGACAGCTTCAGAATAGTGTGTATAGTCCTTGTATGAGACTTATACCCTGCCCAATTTCTGAACCTGAGCTTAGGAAGCTTTACCTAGAAGACAAGCTCACTGATGAAGAGATAGCTTCTCAAGTAGGTTGTCCACTTAAGCATATTCGTCGGTGGAGGCATCGTTGGGGAATAGAGACTATAGGGCGAACTGAACGACATGAAGTATGTCCTATTGAGGGTCGCCTCAGGTCCATCCTAGTTGGGTCCATGCTTGGTGATGGGCGACTTTCAAGAGCTAATCAAGTATCCTTGTATACTGAGAACCACTCTGACTCTCAAAGAGAGTATCTTGAGTGGAAGAAGAAAGAGTGGGGACCCTGGTCACAACATGACTTGAGTCCTGTTACTTGGAACCTTAAAGGTAAGAGTTATGCTGGTTGGATTCTTTGGACAGTAAATCATGTTACTCTGAATCCTTGGCATGAGATGTTCTACCCGGAACCTGGACCAAAACAACTCCAACCTCAGGTAGCTGATTTGGTTGACGCTCTTGCTCTTGCGATTTGGTATATGGATGATGGTTCAGCTGGGTGGTGGCCACTTATTACTTTCGGCATGAAGGAAGAGAGTAGAAAGGTTGCTCAATCCATATTTCAAAAGTTCAACCTGAATCCTAGGTGGGCTCCTCTTCAAGGGAATACTGGACAATTCTTCTTTGAAGGGGAAGATCAAGCACATCTATTTATCTCTTTGGTCAAACCTCATATCCCTGAGTGCATGCAATACAAGCTCAAGTTTGGATTTCAGGGGGAACATTACCAAGTTCGACAGAAGCTACCTGAGGACACTCTTAGAGAGCTAGCCTCTAAGGACGTTCCTATGGGTAGGATGGCTCGAATGTTAGGGGTTGGTGCAACAACAGTTAGTCGTTATTTGAAGAAGCATGATATTGAACATGTTAGAACAATTGGAAAAGTCAGGAACTAGTGCCAAGTGCTCACCATAATTCATGCGCGGCGCACACTTGGTAAGTACGCGAAATCGCATACTTTTGTCCAACTGGCCTACAATTAGAAGCTGAACTCCGACACTTTTCGAAGAATTTTCATCCTAAGTTGTCGATTAACCCTAGACAAATCTCTTTAAGGGTGTAGATATATAGTGTCGGGTGGACAAACCCTGCCCAAACCAAGGAAATTTCAGATGAACAAGACACAACTGATCAAGGCCATTGCTGCGAAGCTTGAAGGAACTACGCAGGGAGAGGTTCGCCTCTTTCTTGAGGTTTATGGGGAAGTCATTGAAGAGGCTCTAGTGGCCGACGGTGAGTTTCGCATTCCCAACATTGTGAAGCTTTCGGTGGTTGGGGTTCAGGCGAAGCCTGAGCGAGTGATGACCAATCCATTCACGAAGATGAAGATGAAGGTTGCTGCTAAGGGTCCGAGCAAGCGGATCAAGGCAAAGTTCATGAAGCACGTCAAGGAAGTTGTTGGTCAGGTTGCTAAGAAG